CGTTGCGGCTTTAGGCAATGGATCTAATGATGCTGGAGCTGAAATTTTAGATAAAATGCGTGAACAAATTCGTTCCCATAAGCGTTCAGCACCAAACAACAAAATTCCACCAAAAGCTAAATCACCTTTAGAATATCTAAGGATGGCTCAGCAAAATAAGAGTAAAAAGGCTTAATTATGGCACTTCCAACAACAACAGGAACAGGCGTATTAGGTACTAATTTAAGTACTGGTCTTAATACAACTGGGGGTTTATCAGCGACAGGTCCAGCCGCCCCAGCGGGTACTGTGACCCCAGGTTCTCAGCCTAGCGGTAATCTGATGATTGGTAATGCGCCTCCATCAGTCAATACTGTTACTCAACAGCAAACTGCCGCTCCGCAGTTTTACACTGATTATTTGCAAAATTTAGCAAAATTAGGTCAAACTGGCGTTACTCAAGGTGGTGTAGCTGGTTTATCTGATTTGCAAAACCAAGCAATTTCAGCCGCTCCAAATGTTGCAAAAGCTCAAGATCCATTTTTAACACAAGCTTCTAATTTGCTTGCTAACAGCGCTCAAACAGCTCCATCTCAGATTTCGCAATATATGAATCCATATACCACTAATGTGGTAGATGAAATTTCGCGTTTAGGCAACAGACAAATTCAAGAGCAATTAGCACCTAATGCAACTGCCGCGGCTGTTGGCACTGGACAATTTGGCTCACAGCGTGGTCAACAAGTCTTAGGCAATACGCTTCGTGATGCATATGCAAATATTCTTGGTCAGCAAAGTCAAGCATTGAATACTGGTTATACAAACTCAATGAATGCGGCATCAAATGATTTAAATAGACAACTTCAGGCTGGTCAAACAGCTGGTCAGTTAGGTCAAATTGCTTCAGGAACTAATATTGCTGGGTTAAATGCTTTAAATGCTATTGGCAAAGAACAGCAAACTCAAGCTCAAAATGAATTAAATTACCCAATGACTGCGGCTACCAACTATGCTCAGTTGTTAAAGAACTATACAATGCCTACCGCAACAACTCAAAGCTACTCAGGTCCAATGGCTGGTCTTACATATAGTCCATCTCCGTTGGCTCAAATTGCGGCTCTCATGCAAGCGGCTGGCACTGCTTCTGGTCAGTCTCCAGAAATAAAACAATTGCTTGGCTCTGTAACAACCCCAGTTGCTGGTCTTATTAACAAAGGTGCTGGCGCTGTTAGTAATGCTCTAGGAAAAGGTTATGACCTTGGATCAAAAGCGCTTAGCAATATTTTCTCTGGCACTTCAGCTATTGCAACAAGTCAAACTGGTTTACCAGCTGGTCCTAACGCCCCAGCCGAGGTTCAAGATGCCAATGGAAATGTAAAGGATGGATACTATCAAGATGAAATGGGTAATTGGATTAACTTAAGCAATCCTTCTGTACCAGTTGGCGGCACAACTCCAACTCCACCAGTGCCAGATTATGTAGATCCAAATCCGCCAGCAGAACCAGAATATGATATGTCTGCACCTTAATAAGAGATAAATATGCCTGATATGATAAATCCCGTTGGCGCTTTAACTCAAGTAGCCGCCTCTCAAGCTAATCCTCAAGTTGATCAACAACAAGAAGGACAGCAAATTTCGCCATTGAGTCAACAAATTAATCCGCAAAATCCAATGTCTCCAGATATAGTTGGCGCTCGATACATGTCTGATTTAACTAGAGCTAGAGAAGCTAATGATAATTTAATGAGAATGTTTGATCAGCGGATTAATGGCGTAGATACTGGAACTGGATGGAAAAAAGTTGCGGCTTTATTAGCCCCAACAAAATCTGGACATTTTGCTGAATCTTTTGGCAACTACGCCAATGTAGCCGCAGAAGACGAAAACAAAAACCTTGAAATTGCCAAAATGAAGGCAGACATGGCTCAAAAACAAATTGAACAATCTGCCGAAATGATGGGTAGAGGTTTAATTATGCAAAGAATGGGTCTTCCTGAAAAGGTTGCTGATGGTGTTGTTAGGGCTGGCGGTCAATTACCAACTTCTGTTGCTATTCCTTTATATAACAAAGGAATGTTAGACATTAATTTTATTGATCAAGTTCGACAATTTAGTCCTAAGTTAGCTGATGGATTGGATAAATCATTTAAAAATGCCACTATGCTGGAAGATATTGCTCTTAAATATCGTAAAGAAAATCGCGATGATAGAGAGTTTGAAGAGAAATATGGCGTTCCAATTCAGCAAGTTTTGCCGCCTAGCGCGCAAGCTCCAGCCGCTGGAGTGGCTACAACCACAACTACCGCTCAAGCACCAACAACAACACAAGCACCAGCGCAAGCTAGATTGCCTCATGAAGTTAATGTTGCTCTACAAAAAGAGCGTGTTATAGAAAATGAGAAAAAGCTAAACACATTGCCGCAAGAAAATTCTATGGCACAAGACACCATTAATCGTGGTTCAGAAATGCTTAGTTTAATTTCTGGAAATGAAAATGCTTATGCATTGTTAAAAAACAATCCTGGGATCGCGCAAGCGGTTGGCACATGGTTAAATGAAGGAATTCAATTAGGAAGAGTCGGCAATATTCGTTTGCCAATTACTGAAACAATGAAAGCTTTATTGCCAAGAGAACAGCAAACAGTTCTTGAGCAAATGGATGCATTGTTAAATAAACAAGCTCTGGAAGCCGCTTCTTTAATGAAAGGTTCTGTATCTAACTACGAAGACAAAATGGTTAAATCCATTGGTGGTTCTGTTGACAATACTGCTCAATTTCTTAATTACATGGCAAACAAAATTAAACTTAAGGGTGAATTTGACCTTGCTGTTAATACAGAATTTGAAAAAGCACATAAAGCAACTGGTGTTTTATATAGAGATTTTGCTTCTCCAAGCAATTCCGCATATAAACAATTGCGTCAGCAATACGATAATGCTGTTCTTAGCTTGCAAAAAGAAACTGGATCAAAAATGGGTGTCAAAGGTGAGCCAGATGCCCCAGCTCCACAGCAATCTAAAGCGGATAAGCTAAGAGAAGAAATGAAAAAACGCGGTCTGATTAAGGATTAAAGATGGATTTTTCAAAACTTTCTAATGACCAATTGCTTATTGCAAATAAAATTACTACTGAAGCTGAAAAGGTAGGACTTGATCCTAATCTTGCTTTAGCTGTTGGTTATCAAGAAAGTCGTTTTAATGCGACTGCAAAATCTTCAAAAGGCGCGGTAGGTCCAATGCAGTTGATGCCTGAAACTGCAAAAATGCTTAAAGTCAACCCAAATAATCTTGATGACAATATTCGTGGTGGTGTAGTTTTATTAAAAAACCATATGGATGAGTATCAAGATCCTTTAAAGGCTTTGGTTGCATACAATACAAGCAATAACACAAGATTAAAGTATTTTAAATCTGGTGATTTTGCTGATTTGCCAGATGAAACTTTGGGTTTTTTGAATGACATAAATCAAAATTACCCTGTATTTGGAGAAGAAAAAACTTCCACTGGAAATATTTCAACGAAGTTTGAAACTACTCCATATTCAGTACCATCTGGTGGCGAACAGCGAGCAGAGCAAACCGAAAAGAATTTGAATACAGTAGTTGCTGGAGGCGTTTCTGCTCCAGTTGCTGGTGCGGCACAATTTGGAAGATATAGATCATCTTCTAAAGCCGCTAAAGCCGCTGAATCTGCAAAGAATATACAAGCACAAGCCAATGCTACGGCACAAGCAATAGAAGAAGCTTTAGTTAAATCTGGAATGTCTCCAGCTGATGCTAGAGCTAAAGTTGCTGGAGCGTCTGGTACAGCTAATTACGCCAGAAAAATGCCTGGGCAACAACTGCCAGAAGTTTTGATTGATCAAATCGAAGACATGACTAAAGGCAAGAATCTTCGCGGAATGGGTGCTTATGATGTAGCCGCCAGAGATGCTGAAAACATGGCAAAGATTCGCGCTTTGACAGGCAATGATTATTCTTTAGTTGGAGAAGGTAGAGGGCAATTAATGCTTCCTCCAGCCGAAAAGTTAGCGCAAGAAGAAAAAATTGCCAAACTTGCCGCCGCAGAAGCTTTGGCTAATGAGCCATCGATGCTATCTAAATATGGCAAATATGCTGGTAAGCTTGCTAGCAAATTACCCATATTGAATGTTCCTTTATCTGCTATGGGAGCGGCTCACCAAGGTACGGAAGCAATGCAAAGAGGGCGTAAAGGAGATTATGCTGGCGCTGGATTGGCTGGAATGTCTGCGCTTGGTAGCGCGTTAAGCATGACTCCTTGGACTGCTCCAGTAGGCATCCCGATGGCTTTAGTTGGAGAGGGTGGATTGTCTGCATTAGACTTCACCAGAAAAGGTTTAAAAGAAGCTCAAGAAGGCGATTGGGAGAATTACGCGAGAAACCAATCCCCCATGTAATCCTCCTTCACGCTCATCATCAGTTACCGATTACTGGGATGAGAGGTGGATTTCACCGCCCTTCGGGGCGGTTTTTTTACACTCTTTGCATCCACTAATAAACCCATTGCGTTTACTGCGTTTATAAAAATTTTCCAGCTTTTTAATTTTGTGACATTTAGAACAATACTTTGATCCTTCTGGAGCGGCTGGGCGTTTATATCCCAGCCTATCTTCTGACCAACCATGCTTTATGCGCCACATTAGCGTCGTAGCTGGAATTCCAAGTTCTCTTGCCTTTTTGCGAATACTCATAAGCTAGCCCAAATGTACATTCCATAAATAAAAACACCAAAAAATGCAATTGTTATAAGTACGCCCATAGTGGTTTCAAGACAAAAAGAAACGCATTTCTCAAAATCACTTGGATAGCGCCATATAGCAGTAGCGTAATCAGCATCTCTAAAAGCCCAGCTAGCGCTTCTAGAAGTTCTGCCAAGCTCTTGGTATATGTTGGTATCGTAATTCATGCGATCCCTTTCCATAGCGTGTTCTGCGGTTGATGAAAGCGGCACAACAATGCGCGATGCCGCCACTTTTTTGCTACGCTTTTTTAAAACATTTTGAACTTGGGCGCGCATGTAACCTCCACAATTGCCTCAGACATAGTGTTATGAATTCTGCGTTTTGCGGTAATAACTACTGGGCGCAATCCGTTTCCTTCACATTCTTGTACCGCCATAATGATCTCATTGCGAGACAATGGAGCGGCAGTTTTGTCTGTAATCATATAAGCGTTGGGTACTTCATACTCTGTGTAATTTTGTTTTGGAGTAGAACTACAGCCAATTAATGCCAATAAAGGCAAGCCGATTAATAAAGATTTCATTTTTAATCCTCTCTAGGTTGCGATGGGTGTCCCCATGTTTTTAAGGCTACTTCCTGAAGTACATCGATAAATTCATTAAGCACATCCCAGTCATCCCAAACTTCTGGCTCATAACTGTTATTTGCCACCATTTTTACAACGCGCTTACCGTCTTCTCCGCGCCCTTCATAAATTTCATGCTTAGTTGTCATGCTATTTCCCCGCAGTTATTTGAACGCTTTTAACAGTCTCAATGCCTTTATCAAGCGCTTGAGCTACCCCAGCTACACCATAAGTTGCTACAAAAAAACCTATTGCTACACCACAAAAAAAATTGATCATGATCTTTTCCTTTCTTGACCCATGTATAACGACGGATACTTCAAATAATCCATAGAGCCATCCCTAAAAACCATTTTGTTAAGGTTTAAGTAGTTAGGATCTAAAGTTCCCAAATCAGACAGTTTTTTTACTTCTGCCTTTTTAGAAAGTTTTATTGTTGGTTTAATGGAAACAATTCCCATCTGGGTGTAAACATCAATACCCTTATTGGTAACTTTATATTCCGTATTGCTTGGAACATATTCCACAGTGCCATCAGTAATCATTTGAGACAAAAAGCGTTTGGTTGCGCTTCTAATTTGACCAATTACAAAAGCCAAATTTTCAAGACGGGTATTGCCATAAACCAGCTTTTCCAATAGCCGATGTTTTAAAGAGTTAACTTTGTACATGCTTGCCCCCGAAGGGGCATCCTTTCTTAGTTGGTTAAATATTTGCTTACAACATACTTAGCGATTTCAGCCTCAAATTCAGCATGAACACGCCCATGGTTGTTGTTCTTTGGGTTGATACGAGAATGACCGTAATGACTTAAGTCATGAACTAAAGCTCTCCAGCCAGACGCATGGGTTTGCTTGAAATCAGGGTTAACAACAAACACCCCACGACGCACCCATGTATAGCGATGACCGCTGGTTAACTTAGTTTTGCCTTTGAATGGCTTGCCAAACATAAATTCGTAAATGTTCAAGGCAATAGAAATTGCTTGTTCTTTAGGAACTGGTTGGCTTGCAAGAGGGAGCTTGTCCCCCCATGCGCTTTCTACTTGTTGATAATGGTCAGTCATGACAGTTCCTTATCTTGCAGTTACTTTGACGGTATAAACAGCTTTGGCTGGTTTTTTATAGTTAGCCAAAACTTCTTCTGTAATACCAAAAGCTTCGTATAAAGATTTGGTATCAACAACAGAGCGTTGATTGCCTGTGCAAACGGCTGTGAACATATTGCCGTCTACATCAAGGCGCTGATTGCCTTTAGAGTCAAGCTCTTGTAAAGAGCATTCGTCTTTAAGGGCGTTTTTGATAGATTCTGCTTGCTCTTCTAAATTAGCAATTTGAGCCAATAAAGAACCGAGTAAATCAACATTAGCGGATTTGGTTTGCATCAACATTTTTAAATCTCCCAAGTAAACTGGACATCCAGTAAGTAAGACTTTATCAAAAATTATCCACTTGTGCAACTATTTTTGATAAATATTTCTAAGTACTTTCCCTAATACGGTCTAAATATTGCAGAACTGTATATATTTCCCATCCCAGCTGATAGACTTAGTACCAATCCATCTGGAGTAGGGCATTTTTTACTCAAAAAAACCATATCGTCTTCGGTTCGGTTCAATATTGCGGGGACATAACCATTTCTCATGTCGTCAAACAACAAACAAGTCTCTAAAAGCCCGCTAGCGCCCATTGTGTGACCAATCCGCTGTTTGTATGAGGTTGCTATAAAGTCGTCTAAAACAGCCCTTATACCCGTTCCTTCAGCCTGATTATTTGATTTAGTCCCAGTGCCATGCGTTTTTACAATTGAGATCATAGATTTGTTAGCTACGCCATGATAAAGCGCACCCTCTATAGCCTTTCTAAAGCCCTGTCCGTCCTCTCTTTGACCGATTGCGTTGTTATGGTCTTCTGAAGAGGAATAAGCCGCCATAAGCCGCGCTTTAGGCTCATGACCACTTAATTTCATGCTGTATTCAGTTTCAAATACGGCAAATACAGCACCTTGCCCTATGTGAAATCCATAATTTGAGCTATCAAAAGCGCTTGGAAGCACTTTTTCATCGTCCTTGGTGGTTAAAACAGCTCCAGAATTGCCAAAAAAGCTTAGAACTGTATTGGTAATAGTGTCCTCCACAGCCAAAACAATTACCCGCTGAAACCCATAAAAACGGATCAGGGAACTGACATCCATCATTACTTTTAGGCTAGAGGCGCAAGCAGAGGCATCGGTAGTCACCAAGTCTTTTGCCCCGCAAGCGCTTGCAGTTCTGCCAGCAAACACTTGAGTCAAAGCCATAGGCAAGAATTTATAGTTGTAAGAAAGCCTAGTCTTGCGCTCTATGTGCGGCTCAATACCAGCAAAATGCGCGTTACCAGAAGCCAAAATAAATGCTGTCTTTTCTGCTGGGTGTTCGCGTAAATGTTTTAATAAATTTTTATCAAGAACTTTATCTGCCATGACATGGGGCGCGTAAAACAATCCAGAATCTTTTTTGGCATAAGTGTCTGGAAACCAATGTACCAATTGCGGATACAACTGATCTTCCATTAATTCTGTAGCCTCAGTACAAGCAGTTCGGTACTCTGTTAGGTAGATCACCATTGAACTCCATCAACAATCTCTTGGGCAGTTCCTTGTGGATCTTTGGTTTTATGTAACTCCAAAAATTCTTGAAAACCCCTTACGGTTGTTGGTTGCATCTCTTTGGCAATCTCATCTGGAACGCCGTAGATCTCAGCCAAATAAATACCGCACATTAAAAAATCCATGCTGTCTAACGAAGTTTCTGTAAGAGGGGCATCCATATCTGTAATGTCTACATAATCATGATGTGCTGGGCGTACAGCCCTTGCAACCTTGTTAAACAGTTCTAAAAAATCCATGATAGTTCCTTATTTATGCTTATTTTTTTCTTGCCAAAATTGCAAGAGATTGCTGAACATTCTCCAGCCGCGTTCTAAATCTTCTTTATCCCACTCAATTATCACCACTTGTACAGGCTCTTGCACAGACACAAAAGCATTTGCCGCCCTACCTTCTGGAAAGCCAAGACCATGACAATAAGCAGAGAGTTGCATAAGATGGGAATCGTATGCCTGAACTTTATCTGCATCAGTAAACTCTTTGGTTTTTATGTCTACTACAATTCCTTCATTGGAATACATGTCGCATTTCCCGCCAAAGCCATTAGCATGAGCAAAGGATTTTTCGCAGATCCAGTTTTGCTCTCCAAAGTATATGCCTAAAGCTTTTTCTGCTTCCATTGCATGATTCAAATAATCATTTGGCATTCCATGATTAAAATAAGTTTCGATAGCGCCATGTATGTCAGTGCCGCGATCCCTAGCTTTGCGTCCAGTTTCCTTTGAATCGTGTTGGATTCTGACAGCCAAATCATCTAGTGACTCATCTTCTAAACGCGGAAGCGTCAAAGCTGACATCAACATTTCTCTAAGTTTCCATGCTTCTAAAGCTGGGGCGCTAGCGCAATTAATAATTGTTGACACACTAGGAATTAAATCAAGCTTTCTTGCATCAGCTAAAGTTGTATTGCGTAGTGATCCATCTTTTTTAGATGGAACTTGGTACATCGGCTCACCCGTTCTTGAGTACCAATGTCCAGCTTCTGAAGTTTTATCATTATCTCTTGCTATCATTTTTTTCCATCCATATAAAAATTATTACAAATAAGGCAAATCCCCATACCAACATTCCGCTAATAGCAAAAAATATAATTAACGCAATTGAAAGATTGCTCATTTCTCTTGTGCATTTCTATGTTTAAACCAAGCCTGAATAAATCCAAAAAGAAATGCACCAATGATTCCTCCAAGCAATACAATAGCTATTCCTAAATAACTTAGGCATATCATTTCTCTTGTGCCTTTTTTAAATTTTCTAATTCTGTTTTTAAATTATGGTTTTCTAAACTTAACTTTTCGTACCATGCTTTATAACCATGTTCTTTTAAAAGTTTTATTTCAGATTGTTGCTGGCGTAGCATATTGGGTATTTCGTGAATAAGCCTGTCATATTCCTCGCCCGTAAACATTTTTATTAATGTGTCTGCTAGCTCATTTGCGTTCATTTTTTTTGCGTCAACACTAGCTCCGCTATCAACTATAACCACTGGCTCTTTCATTGCATTTTCCCTATCTTCTGATGTAAATGTTGTCATTTTTCAATTACCCATCCTTTAAATTCTCCAAGTTGAAAAAACTGTTTTGCTCCATAAGCATTTAGTAGATCAGAATGTAATGGGCGTTGTATTCCAGATAAGCTTAATTCTTTGTTCAAAATGTCTTTTGCTTTAGCGCCATTCTTAAGCTTCCAATACATTGTTAAGCGCTTCATTACAGTAGCAAAGTAATCACCTTCATCGCAAGCTTTATCTACAATAATAATTGCGCCGCCTTCATTTAAGCTCATATATAGATTGTCTAAAAACTTACTTTGATCTGTTGGTGGCAAAAACATAGCTGTTAAAAAAACTATTGCTACATCAAAATTTTCGTATGAAAAACTTTCTGCCCAATCTTGAGATACCAAAACTTTAGAACTAACAATATTTTTTTCAAATTGCTTAACCATAGATACATCGCTGTCAAATGCATGTAATCTTGCAAAGCGCTCATCTAATAGCGGCAATAAAGCTTTAGTCATGTTTCCAGTAGAACATCCTATATCATAGACTGCTCCGCACTTTGGCAAATAATTTCTAGCAAGATATGCAACTGATTCAGTTACTAGTTCATACCAAGGCAATTGTTCTCGCACATGACTATCAAAATCATCTGCAAAATCTTTGAATGTCCAATCTTTAAATGTCCAAGAGAGCATCTTTTTCTTTCGATAGGTTTTTGACCAAATAGTTATAGATACCAACTACTGACTTGTGTTTACCAACATTCAAATCAGTGTCCAATAACTTCTCAAAATGTTCTGAGATGCCTGAATCTCCTAGTTGGAAGTTTTGGTGCTTGAACACTTTGATTCGTGAAAACTCTGATGGGAATGAATCAAGAATTGGTTGTTTTTGGTGTGGTTTGTTTACTTCATCCCAAGTAGAACCCTTGAACGCATCAATCATGTCCTGAGTCATGTATGGTGCGATCCAGTGTTTTTTATGGATGTGACTCAAATTCTTGTGAAGGTGAGCTTGACCATAGGAGGGATTGGTAAACAAGTTTGTTCTGAACTCGTCTATCTTGTTCCTGAAGTGCATCATTCCTTTTTTGCTGATGCAAAAATGACCGTCAGCTCCCATGCCTGAAAAGATTTCTTTTTCTTTTATAGCTTGGTATGCGTAGAGCATTGGCCAACCACACTCAAAGTCTGTTTTCTTTTTAGCACCGTACCTTATCAAGTCAACTAGATCTTCACGAAGAACATCTAAGCTTGTAGGAAGATCAATCCGTACAAAAGAAACACCAAACTCCTTAGCCGTAATTTCAGCGTGTTTCACATCTTTGGATATTTTTCCCTCCAAAGCAAACGAGTACGCTGTCACTTTTTTTCTTGACTCTAAAAGAGAGAACAAAACACTTGATGAGTCAATACCCGCACTCAATAAAACAGCGACTTCACTCGATGGAGTGTTAGCGCATTTCATCAAAACATTTTTGACATCAATCATATGTGTAACCTCTTAGCGATTTCGTAAATAACATTGACAGTCACAGCTCTGCCACAACGCTCATAACGCTGGGCATCACTGACCAATGACCCGTCTCTATACCATTTAGTCCAATTGTCTGGAAGCGACTGTAAGCGCTCGCATTCAAGTGGGGTAAGCCTTCTTAGCTTTGAATCCACCATCAAACCATGCCGATCTTGAGCTGTAAGGGTAAAGGCTGGCTCATTGTGATCTTTAATCCTTCTACCGTTCTGACGCTTTTCATGGCGATCTGGAGTTAAAACAGCTTGAACTGATCGAGGTTTTCCTTCGTCGATAACCGCTCTTCCGCCGCCAGACCCTTTGTAATAGTGTGCGTCGAGCGTTGGTAGATAACTTGTTGAAACCCGTTCCCTTTGCTGGAGTTCTTCTCCGATCTCTCCAACATCCCCTGAAGTGCAGATTCCGAGAGGAAATACTTTGGGTCTGGGTTTTCCTCTAAGATTTCCGATAATAAAGATTCGTTCCCGATTCTGTGGGACTCCGAAGTTCTTGCTGTTAACACATTCCCATTGGAGGTCATACCCCAGTTCATCCAGACTTGCGAGGATAACTCCAAATGTTCGCCCTCCGTCGTGGTTGAGCAATCCCTTAACATTCTCAAGGAATACATATGGGATTCTTTTACTACTGATGATTCGGCAGATCTCAAAAAAGAGTGTACCGCGTGTATCAGCTGTGGAGAATCCTGATCGCTTTCCAGCAACTGAAAAAGTCGCGCATGGAAATCCCCCAACGAGTAAGTCGGCGTCGGGGATCTCATCAGGCTGAACTGTTCTGATGTCTCTTCCATCAGGGGCGTGTTTGAAGTTGTATTCATAAATGCTCCTTGCTCTGTCTACGAATTCATTTGCCCAGACGCATTCATGCCCAGCTTTTTCCAGACCAAGCCTGAACCCGCCTATACCAGCAAATAATTCAATAAACTTCATTTAGGTTTGTTTTTAGAGCCTAATGGACGCCCACGCTTTTTCGCAATAACTGGTTTCTGCGTAGACTTTTTAGGAACTTTGTAGAGCGGTTTACCTTTAACGCTAATGGTTTCCCATGCCTCAGCAAGATTAAGCGTTACTCTTAAAGCGGCAACCTCCTTAATTAAAAACTTAATGTTTTCTTCCATGCGATTTTTTTCTGCTTTACTAATAAACATAATTACTCCTATAGATTTAAGTTTCTGTAAACAACACCATCTGGCCAAACCTTATCTTCCGATTGATTAAATAGCTCTATGACTTTGCTGGGCAACAACATCTTTGGATCTTCGCCTTGAAAACAAAAAGCGTAATACAACTTAACTTCTTTTGATTCATACCAATCAAGAAATTGGGGGATCATATCGATTTCCTTTTTCTTAAAATTGCCAGTACCTTTGACATTGACTATAAAAGTCTTGTCATGGGCGTTAACAACATAATCTGGCAAATTTCTTAGGTATGGATTGAGCCTATAAAAGTTGTCTACACTTTTGTTTTTTTCGTCAAATCCCATTCGGATTAACTGATAATTCTTTTCAGCACAGTAGTACTCAAAAAGAAACTCAGCAACATTCTTTGAGATTTGACGCTCTGCGTAAGTCTTAGAGCCTTTCATCAGAACGGAATATCTTCATCAATATCAGTCAAGCCTTTTGTAGCGGCTGGATTGATTGAGTCGGTTACATTGAGTCTTTTGTATTCACCCGTTTCCATGATTTTCTTTTTAAGAGCATCAGAAAGCTTGTCAAACTTGGTTCTATCAAAGTCTTCTGGCTCTAAAGACAGGCTAAATATGTCATTGATGCCCTCTGGCAAACCATTCTTTTTGATTGCTTGCGGCACTGGAGAAACAGCCTTTACATTAGCGTAAACTTTGCCAGTTTTGCTTGGCTCATGAACAATGTTAACCATGCACCATTTATCCAATAGCGCGGTTATATCAAAGCCGTTTAGTTCTTTTAAATCAAAAGGCTTATTGCGCCATGACTCTAATATTTTCCGAAGGGTGGCTTTTTCTGACAAGGACAAAGTAAAGCTGGAGGATGCAATTAAAGGCTTACCATCCGCTGTGACCATTGGATTGCCCTCATTGTCTTCTCCATGAAGCTCCCAGCTAATTAGAATCTTGCGTGATTCTGTGTTGTAGACAGGATTGATAGTAGACCCCATATCTACAATTCGGTAACAGCGCGCAAGATGGTTTCCAGCTGGTGATAGCTGAAAATCCGATCCGCCGCTTGAAGTTGCAATTATTGACATATTGATTCCTTATTTATTAAATGGTTGATTAGCACCAAAGATTGCGCCAAAATCATTAATGACATCCCTAAGTAAAGGATTGACATGGCTATTTCTAGGTTTAGATTTGCCGCATTCAAAGCGTATGACTTGCATATCGTCTTCGCTTAGATACAACTCGGCTTTGGATAATGCTTCTTCTAAACGCTGTTCGCGCTCTAGCATTGATTGATGTGCTTCTTGACCTGACATAAATTTTCCTTTCCAAGTAAACAGCTTGTGCTGTAATTAGAAGTATCTTAAAATAAAGCTAGCTTGTCAAGCATGCTTGCAAAATATTTTTAATGTGGTAAAGTCACGCTATGGACGCAGATAAAATTATTGAACTTTTGGGTGGCAATACAGCTGTAGCAAACCTTTGTGGGATTAGTCCACAGGCTGTGGCTGACTGGAAACTCAAGGGTATACCGCATTACAGATTGGTTTATTTGGGCGCGGAACTAGAGCGCTTATCTCATGGATTGGTATCTAGAAGAGATATTTGCCCAGATAAATGGCAGTTGATTTGGCCAGAATTGGCTACAAAAGAAGGTGCAATTTAATCATGGGGACGGCTAGGGTAGCACCCGAAAAGGCGATTAGTCACCGCTCTGCCTGACTCTTTTAGTGACTGTCTTTGACTGAGGACTTATGAATTATTACCCGTTTCACATCGG